CATCGCTGCTCCCCCTGTGGACATCGATGGCATCCGTGAACCCGTCGCTGGTTCACTCATGTATGGAAACAACATCATCTCTGGTGCAGTTGTTCCTTCTTCCAACGCAATTGGACTTCACTTCTATCCCATCTGGGAAGCCGCCTCTCTCGACGAGTGGCTGTATAATGGTGGCCCTTTCCAACTCGTAGTCTTCCACTTCCTGATCGGCATCTATGCCTATATGGGACGTGAGTGGGAACTTTCTTACCGTTTGGGTATGCGCCCCTGGATCTGCGTTGCCTACAGCGCACCTGTCGCTGCTGCTTCTGCAGTCTTCCTCGTTTATCCTTTCGGACAAGGTAGTTTCTCCGATGCTATGCCTCTTGGTATCTCTGGTACTTTTAACTATATGCTTGTATTCCAAGCAGAACACAATATCCTTATGCACCCGTTCCACATGCTCGGTGTTGCTGGGGTATTCGGTGGATCTCTTTTCTCTGCTATGCATGGAAGTCTGGTTACTTCTTCGCTGGTTCGCGAAACCACTGAAACTGAGTCCCAAAACTATGGTTACAAGTTCGGACAAGAAGAAGAGACATATAACATCGTCGCCGCACACGGTTACTTCGGTCGTCTGATCTTCCAGTATGCATCCTTTAACAACTCACGTTCTTTGCACTTCTTCCTCGCTGCGTGGCCTGTTGTCGGTATCTGGTTCACTGCTCTTGGTGTTAGCACCATGGCATTCAACCTTAACGGATTCAACTTCAACCAGTCCATTCTTGATGGACAAGGACGTGTCCTCAACACCTGGGCAGACGTTCTGAACCGTGCAGGTTTGGGTATGGAAGTTATGCACGAGCGTAATGCTCACAACTTCCCTCTGGATCTGGCTGCTGCCGAATCCACACCTGTTGCTCTGACTGCACCTTCTGTCGGTTGATAATCAGTTAGATAAACTTCACAGAGGATCTTCGGATCCTCTATTTTTTTCCCTTTAAATGTTAAGTAATATTACTTATGACAACTTCAACTCTTTCACAACCAACACAGGGGAGGGGATGGTTCGATGTCCTGGATGACTGGCTTAAACGAGATCGCTTTGTCTTTGTGGGTTGGTCTGGACTACTTCTTTTTCCCACTGCTTATCTTGCAATTGGCGGCTGGCTTACTGGCACGACGTTCGTTACGAGCTGGTATACCCACGGGTTGGCGTCTAGTTACCTTGAGGGTGCTAATTTCCTTACAGCGGCAGTGTCAACTCCTGCTGATGCTATGGGCCATTCTCTTCTTCTACTTTGGGGTCCAGAGTCTCAGGGAGATTTCCAACGCTGGCTCCAACTTGGGGGACTCTGGAATTTTGTGGCGCTCCACGGTGCCTTCGCCCTGATTGGTTTCATGCTTCGTCAGTTTGAACTTGCACGTCTCATCGGAATCCGTCCCTACAATGCGATTGCTTTTTCAGGTCCTATTGCCGTATTCGTTAGCGTATTTCTCATCTACCCACTTGGACAGTCATCTTGGTTCTTTGCACCGTCGTTTGGCGTGGCAGCGATATTCAGATTCCTACTATTCCTTCAAGGCTTCCATAACTGGACGCTCAACCCCTTTCACATGATGGGTGTTGCAGGTATTCTTGGTGGGGCATTGCTTTCTGCCATCCATGGTGTTACAGTAGAGAACACCTTGTATCAAGATGGTGAGCAAGCAAACACGTTTAAAGCGTTCGATAGCACGCAAGAAGAAGAAACTTACTCGATGGTTACAGCAAACCGATTCTGGAGTCAAATCTTCGGTATCGCCTTTAGTAACAAGAGGTGGCTTCATTTCTTTATGTTATTTGTTCCTGTTATGGGTCTTTGGACCTCTAGTATCGGGATTATTGGCCTTGCTCTTAATTTACGTGCTTATGATTTTGTAAGTCAGGAGATTAGAGCATCGGAGGATCCAGAGTTCGAGACGTTTTACACCAAGAACATCTTATTGAATGAAGGACTTCGTGCCTGGATGGCACCAGTCGATCAACCCCATGAACAATTTGTGTTCCCAGAAGAAGTTCTTCCTAGGGGTAACGCACTGTGAACGGTTGGCTTGTCTTTGTTTATTTCTCTTGTTTTGCTGTCATTGCAGGCGCTGCTTTTGCGATGATGTGGAGTAACATTCAATCAATCAACACGATGATGAATGAACCTCCTAAACCGCGTCACCCTGAGGCACCTGCTCCCGGTGAAGAAGTGATGTATGTTGATATGACAAGAGATCGACTAGAAAGTCTTTACAACAAAGACAAAAAATGATATATAAAGGGCGTATGAATCGCCCTTTTTTAATGAAAATTTTTCTGGATACTGCGGATACTGATATTATCGCAAAGTATTTTTCAACTGGGTTGGTAGATGGAGTGACAACCAATCCTACCTTGATTATGAAGAGTGGTAGAAATCCTGAGGATGTTTACCAAGAAATCAAAGACATGGGTGTCAAAGACATCAGCATGGAAGTGATGGGTTCTGATCTTGAAATGTATGATGAAGGTATCAGACTCTATGAAAAATTTGGTGAGGTTGCTACCATTAAAGTTCCTTGCACCAGAGAGGGTTTAATCGTCTGTAAGCGTCTTTCAGAGCAAGGCATCAAGGTGAACGTCACTTTGATCTTCTGCGCCGCACAGGCGGTTCTGGCTGCCAAAGCGGGTGCTACATATGTTTCTCCTTTTGTGGGACGACTCGATGATCAATCAGTTGCAGGACTTGAGGTAGTTCGATCTATCTCTGAACTGTATCGTATTCAGGGTGTAAAGACACAAGTTCTCTCTGCTTCTATTCGTAGTGTGCAAAGAGCCATTCGTTCATGGTATAATGGTGCTGAGATCTGCACGATGCCACCAAAGGTATTCGATCAAATGTATGATCACATCCTAACTGACAAAGGGATGGAAATTTTTGAAAACGATTGGGAGTCTGTTAAAAAATGAGTAATTTTGTAGTTTACACAAAAATTGGTTGTCCTTACTGCACAAAAGTAATTTCTGCACTTGGACTTGCAGAACAGCAATTTGTTGAGTATAAATTAGGGAGAGATTTTGACAGAACAGAATTTTATGAAAAGTTTGGTAAGGGATCTACTTTCCCTCGTGTTGTTTTAAATGATGAATTAATTGGTGGATGTCAAGAAACTGTCAAGTATCTAAGGGAAAACAAATTAGTTTGATGGATCAAGAAGTCTACGCTATCATAGAGCAATCGATTGATGATGCCTTTATGGCATTTAGATTTCGGTTGAATCTCTATGATTACTTTAAAGTTATTAAGGCAACTAGAAAAGATGCTGATGACTTTATTAGTAGCAGCACTTCCAAGGAAATTAAGGATCTTGTTCTAGACTTAGAAGAATATCTAGAGGGAGGACAAGACAATGAGCACAAACAATTGCGTGAAGGTTATGGACATATTCCAAAACCACAAGCAAGAAAGATCAAACAATTTTTAGAAGGCATCCTTGCAGACGCTGAAAGATATAGTTATGACAGACGACCTGGACGGCGAAGAAAAGATTCTAAATAAACCAGATCCCCATCTGAATCGTGGGGTGGAGTTATTACTTAGAAATAGGAGGAGAGCAGAACCGCCCAAAACTTTCCAAATAAGATTTGGAAATATGGTTTCTCTCTTCAAGAGGGATATCGTTTTCCATTTTAATTTTTATTTGGATATTCGGAAAAGATAGATACTCTCGGAGGACGGGAAAATGTTAGCAGTAACATTAACGATTGGAACATTGGTATCAGTAATGTTCTTTTTTGTTGGAGGTATGGTAGGATGGCTTGCAAAAGAACACGTCTACAATACCCAACCAGTATACACTCATCCCGAAATGTTTGATGAGAACGGAAATGTTCTACCTGATGAAATTTTAGCAGTAAGGTTTGAAAACGATTATGGCGACTACGACGAAGACGAAGAAGAGGGTTGAACTTCCACCTAACCCTTTTCTTCATGAAATTCTTGAACTTGCAAGTAAGCAACGTGCAAAGGCAAAGAAAGTTGAGATTCTTCAACAGTATGAAAATGACGCTCTGAAGACTATTTTTATCTGGAACTTTGATGAGACTGTAATCTCAGTTCTTCCTGTTGGAGAGGTTCCTTTTAATAAGAATGAAGTACCTGTTGGTACAGATCATACTTCTCTTCGTAGAGAATACAAGCATCTCTATAATTTTGTGAAGGGTGGTAATGATGGACTCTCTGGACTCCGTAGAGAGACTATGTTCATTCAAATGCTTGAGGGACTTCATCCTGAAGAAGCAGAAATTCTGTGTCTCTGTAAGGACAAAAGACTTGCAGACAAATATAAAATCACTTATGATGTTGTGAAGCAAGCATTTCCTGATATTCAATGGGGTGGACGCAGTTGAAGGTTATCAAGCAAGATTGTGATCCGATTGTAGATAATACAACGGATCTTCCTAATAATTGCTATCTTGTCACATATAAAGAAGATGGTATAGAGCATCATGATCTAGTGATGGATACAAAACAGGCAAGTATCTTTGATGCTTATTATGATAAGTACAAGAAAGATTTTGTTACTATGAAACAATCCGAAGGTAGGGTTAGTCCTAAACTCTGGGGCAACCCTGCTCCAAAAGATAAGAAGAAAAAATCATGAGCGGATTTAAGGGCTTTACTAACGATCCACAAAAAGATGGAAACGTTCGCTTTGAAATTGATACAAGTGAAGTTACTAAACTAGTAAAGAAGTATAAAAAACTGAAGAAGTTTCAAAAATCAAATATCGCTGAAGTATCTAAACTCTCTAATATTAAAACAAAAGTT